AGATTCTAATATTGTTTGGATGAATGATAGGTGGATCTATAAAGAGATACAACCTTACGTTAATCAGGCAAACGCTAGTGCGGGTTGGAATTTTCAATGGGATTGGTCAGAGTCTTGCCAGTTTACAAAATATGAAAAAGGGCAATTCTATGATTGGCACTGTGATGGTTGGGATAGACCATATATGAGAGAGGATAATGATCCATCAAACGGTAAGATAAGAAAGTTATCCGTAACTGTTAGTTTGTCAGACCCTAAAGATTATAAGGGTGGTGAGTTAGAGTTTGATTTTAGGAACCAGGACCCAGATAAAAAACCTAATATTAGAAAATGCACAGAGATATTACCAAAAGGATCTTTGGTTGTCTTTCCTGGTTTTGTTTGGCATAGAGTATGTCCAGTTAAAAAAGGATCAAGATATAGTTTAGTTATATGGAATCTAGGATGGCCCTATAGATGAGTATGACTTTTCCACAACAATTAAATCTAGAACAATATTTTTCTTGTCCCATATGGTGGGCAGACCAACCTAAATTTGTAAATAAATTAAATAAAGCTTCTGATAAATATATCAAAGAATCACAGAAAAGATTAAAACCGGATATAGATAAAAGAAATAAAAAATTTGGTAATAAAGGGGATATGGGTCATGTATTTCATTCAACATCATTAATAAATGATCCTAAGTTTAAAGACTTACAGGACTACATAGGAGCAACATCCCATAACTTATTGGTTGAGATGGGTTTTGATTTAAGTCAGTATCAAGTGTTTACAACGGAGATGTGGGTGCAAGAGTTTGCTGAAAAAGGTGGTGGACACCACACTTTACATACACATTGGAACGGCCATATGTCTGGTTTTTATTTTTTAAAAGCCAGTGAAAAAACATCCATGCCATTGTTTGAAGATCCAAGACCAGGTAATACTATGAATCTTTTACCAGAAAAAGATAAATCAAAAATCACATATGCAAGTTCACAAATTCATTATCAAGTCAAACCAGGTAGGATGATATTTTTTCCATCGTATATGCCACATCAATATATTGTTGACATGGGTTATGAACCATTTAGGTTTATACATTGGAACTGCCAAGCGATACCAAAAGGAGTTTTAAATGTCGTTCAAAAAAAATAAATACACAGTTTTAAAAAATGCAATATCCAAAGAATTAGCAAATTTTGTATATAGTTATTTTAAAAATAAAAGAAATGTAGCTCGAGTTTTATTTGACTCTAGGTACATATCACCATTTACAGAATATTGGGGTATATGGAATGATGAACAAGTTCCAAATACATATTCACATTATGGTGACTTAGCCATGGAAACTTTATTACAACAAGTAAAACCTGTTATGGAAAAACACACAGGACTTAAACTTTCAGAAACATATTCTTATGCAAGAATTTACAAAAAAGGAGATGTATTAGCTAGACATAAAGATAGATATTCTTGTGAGATATCCACCACTTTAAATTTAGGCGGTGATGACTGGCCAATATATCTAGATCCAACGGGTGGTAATAATAAAGCAGGTGTCAAAGTAAAATTAAACCCAGGTGATATGCTGATATATTCTGGATGTGATCTAGAGCATTGGAGAGAAGAATTTACAGGTAAAGATTGTGGTCAAGTATTTTTGCACTACAACAAATCAGGGTCTAAAATGGCAAAAGAAAATGCTTTGGACAAGAGACCTCTAATAGGTTTACCTGCATGGTTTAAAGGTTCAAAGTTGACTAATTCTAAAAAATAGTCTATACAATAGACTGGTGGGGGGAGACACCACCACAACACCCTCCCCCTGCTTTTAATCTGTTCAATAACCAATAAATTTGCTATAGTGGTTTACTATGCTACAGAAATTAGGGTTTTTACCAGGATTTAACAAACAAGTCACAGAAACCGGGGCCGAGGGCCAATGGTTTGATGGCGATAATGTTAGATTTAGATATGGCTCACCTGAAAAAATAGGGGGTTGGCAACAGTTAGGGGAAAATAAATTAACTGGTGCGGCTAGAGCTCTCCATCATTTTGACGATAATGCAGGTATTAAATACGCTGCAATAGGAACAAATAGAATTTTATATGTGTTTTCTGGAGGAATATTTTACGACATTCATCCTATAAGAACTACAATCACTGGAGCTAACTTTACCAGCACTTCTTCTTCGAAAACTGTAACCGTTACTTTAGGATCCCCACATGGATTACAAGAAAACGATATTGTTTTATTTGACAGTGTAACTGGTTTAACTGGTTCAACATTTACAAATGCAACATTTGAAGATGAAAAATTTATGGTGACATCAGTGCCAACCACAACGACTTTTACTATAACTATGGATACAGCAGAATCAGGGACACCTTTAAGTGCAGCTGGATCAGCATCTGTTTTAATTTATTTTACAGTAGGGCCATCGCAACAATTAGGTGGTTTTGGTTGGGGTACAGGTTTATGGTCTGGTACATCTCCAGGTGCTGCCACTACAACTTTAGCCTCTACAATCAATGATACAGTAACAGACATACCTTTAACCAACTCCGCAGCTTTTCCATCTTCAGGAGAGATTAGAATAGGGTCTGAGGATATAAGTTTCACAGCCAATAATACCACGACAAATATTTTAAGCGGTGGTGCCAGAGAGGTTAACGGCACAACCAAGGCAGGGCACAGTGCAGGTGCAACAGTAACAGATATTTCTAAGTTTGTTGCTTGGGGTGATCCATCATCTTCTGACTTTACGATTGATCCGGGTTTATGGGTATTAGATAACTTTGGAACAAAATTAATTGCGTTAATATATAACGGTCAGTGTTTTGAGTGGGATGCTGCTGCAGCAAACGCTACAGGAAACAGGGCAACAATTATTGCAAATGCACCTACTAAATCTAGACATGTATTGGTATCTACACCAGACAGACACTTAGTATTTTTTGGAACTGAAACCACAGTTGGAGATCCATTAACGCAAGATGATATGTTTATAAGATTTTCTGACCAAGAGAATATTTCTGGAACTAATGCATATACAGTCACCGCCACCAATACAGCAGGCACACAGAGGCTCGCGGATGGTTCCGAGATCATGGGAGCCATTAGAGGTAGAGATGCAATCTATGTTTGGACCGATACAGCGTTGTTTCTTATGAAATTTGTGGGTCAACCGTTTACCTTTTCTTTTGAACAGGTGGGCACAAACTGTGGATTGTTTGGAAAGAACGCCTGTATAGAGGTTGATGGTACGGCTTATTGGATGTCAGAAAATGGGTTCTTTCAATACGATGGTCAATTAAAATCTATGCCATGTCTAGTAGAAGACCATGTTTACGATGATATAAATGCTACATCTAGAGATCTCATCAATGCAGGGTTAAATAATTTATTTGGTGAAGTAAACTGGTTTTATTGCACGGAGGCCTCCGATCAAATTAATAGGGTGGTTACGTACAATTATCTTGACTCAACACGTCAAAGACCTATTTGGACCACTGGCACATTACCAAGAGCAGCGTGGCAAGATTCCGCTGTATTTGATAGACCACACGCAACCTTTTATGATCCTAACAGTAACGCCTCTTACGATGTTACTGGTAATACGGACGGTTGTACTATATACTATCAACAGGAAACAGGGACCGATCAAATTGATGCTGGTGGAGTTATTACAGCTGTACTAGCAAATATTGTTTCTGGTGATTTTGATATTACTAGAAGAACAGTTAGAGGTCAGGTTGTCGGAACACCAGATCTTAGAGGTGATGGAGAATTTATAATGAGAATAAGTAGATTTATACCAGATTTTATTTCACAGACAGGAGACACTCAAATCAGTTTTCAAACCAGAGATTTTCCAAATAGTTCACCAACCACAACAAGTTTTACGGCAACACCATCTACAACTAAAGTAGATACAAGATTAAGAGCTAGATCAATAGCTTTAAAGGTTGCAAATACATCTACAAGTCAAGATTGGAAACTTGGAACTTTTAGATTAGATGTGCAACCAGGAGGAAGAAGATAATGGCTACAGATCAAGAAATAAGAGATGCTGGCATATTATATTTACCACTACAAAAATATTTAGCAAATCCTTTTCTTTTATCTGAAGATGAACAAGAAGGTGGCGGTGGTTCTGGTGGTGGTGGAACTGGTTTATCTTTTTCTAATGCATTTGGTGGTGGAATTAATACCTTACCTCAAAGTCAACTAATGAGTGGTTTTGAAAAGGCTTTAATTGATAGACAAAACAGATTAGAAAATCCAGGTCGTTTTGCACAAACATTTTATAATCTAGGTCTTCCAAAACAAAGATCTGTTGAACAAATGATAAGAGATGCAACTGCATTTAACATGGCACAATTAGGTCCTGATTTTAGTCAGATAGGTATAACATCAAATATGACAGGACCGGAAATAAGACAAGCAATGGCAGAGTATGGAGCAGACGAAACAAGTATTGGAAATTATCCTGTAGATGATCCACGAGATGTAAGAAGAAATCTACCTTTCGGAATTACAGGAATTTTAAGTAGAGTGCTTCCAAGTAGTTACTATGATAAAATGACTGTACCAGAACAAATATACACACAATCTAAAATGGGATACAGAGGCCCAACTATATTTGGAGAAAATGAAAGTGGATTAAATAAAGATATCTTTGGTAGAAATATTGTTTCTGGTTTTGGTAACTATGTAGAAAAACAAAAAAAAGATATTCAAAAATTAGACGATTTATTTAAATCAGAATCTTTTAAAGATAGATATGGAGACGTAACTTTTGAAGAAAATGAAGATGGTACATTTAGTTTTAAAGGTGTACCGGAAAATTTAAAAGGAACTCCAAGAGATCCAAACTATATGCATAGATTAAATCTATTGAGATATAACTATGACAAAAAAGGTTTGAAAGAGTTCGAAGATATTAAAGATCAAACTGGTTTTACTGAAGTTGAAGAGGAAAGAATAAGAAAAGTATCTAAACAACCTGGTCCAGAAACTGGAGGCGGTGGTAGAGAAGTTGCAACAGATGCGGGTGCGGTGGCTGGAGCACAACAAGACATATCAAATTATGAAAGCTTTGGAGAAGTTCCATTTAAAAAAGGAGGGCTAGCAGGAGTGCTGGGATATTAATTATGGCAAAAATCGTACAATCATTAACAAGAGCAGAAGAAGAATATAGCAGAGAGAATCTACAATCGTTAGTTAGAGATCTCGACGGTGTAATAACAAAATTAAACTCTTCTTTTCAGGATGAGGTAAAACAGGAGATAGAGGCTAGAACTTTTTTCTTAGATTCATAATGGCAGTAGTAAATCAATATAAATTTTACGGCAAGACCACGACAGCTGCAGAAACTGTCGATATGTTAGAGCCCTCTGTAAATGAGACTATAATTGTAAGATCCATAAGGGTAACTAATAAATCTGGATCTAACACACCGACAGTTACAATTAAAAATAACAACTTTGAGATTGTCAATACTCAACAACTTGCAACAGCCACCAGTGTGGAGATACTTAGTCTACCTTTGATAGTAGAGGGTGGCACTAAATTATCCTATACATCAGCCGGCACAGTGTCTGATGGGGTAGTATTTGGTATTAGTTATCTCAATATATTAAAGGAGAAAACAGATTAATGAAACTATTTAACGCTGAAGTAGAAGAAACTTATAGACACAAAGAAACAGGTGAGGTTTTTAAAGAGAAAAAAGACTGGCTGGCTAAGGGTTATAAGCCGGAAGAGATGGCCCAAGATGTAAAAGTGATCATGCCGCCTCTTGATTTAATAAGTAAAACAAAGTAAAACGATAAATTAAGGTAAAAATATGGCTATATCTAGAATGCAAGAACCCCGACAGTTATATGGATTAGGTAGTTTAGTTAGAAAAATAACTAGACCTATCAAAAAAGCTGTTAAGGGTATAGGAAAAATAGCTAAAAGTCCTTTAGGCAGAACTGCCTTACTAGCTGCTGCAGGAGTTTATGGGTTAGGTGCTTTAGGTGGAGCAGGTGGCACAGGTCTTGCAAGATTTAATCCTTTAGCAAAAGGATTTTTTAGTGGAAAAAATTTAGGTGCAGGATTAGGAACATTTTTTAGTAGACAGAATCCATTGTTATTTAAAGATGGTGATTTTAATCTAGGTAGAGCTGGTCTTACAGCTAGCGCACTGGGCGCTGCATTACCGTTTTTAGCACCAGGACTGTTGGCGCCTAAAGAAGAGGAAATGGAAGAGATAGATATTACTCAAACTCCAGAGAGCATAGCTTTGTTAAATCAAAGAGCTAGAGATTTTTACAACTATGGTGATGAAAATTTATTATTTATGCCTCAAAAACAATATGTTATGAGAAACTTTTATGCTGCTGAGGGTGGATTGGCTGATGAAGAAGAAGATGAAGAGTTTGACAGAAACTTAACAGGCATTATGAGAACCCGAAAACAAAAAGGTGGATCAGTGCCAGAATCAAAAGTAAAAGGCTATGATACACCAGCAGGATTTAACAAATTTGATTACCCCACAGGCGGAGTGCCTGTTAGAACACCTAAAAAACAAGGTGGACGAATAGGTTTTAGAGATGGATCTTCAACAGGTAATTTTGGTGCAGATAGATATGCATCAGAAATGGTAGAAGCGTATAAAGGTATCTTAGATAAAGGAGATATGTTTTTAACAGATGTAGAAAAAGAATTAATAGAAAAAGGAGAGTATCCATCACCAGATAAAATGAAAGAGTTTCGAGATAGATATGAAAATTTAGAAAAAGAGTATGAAAAAGAAGAAGATAAATTTCAAAATATAGATCTTCAGGATGCATTGTCAGATAAAGACGCTATTAAATATTACAATCAAAAAATTAAAGATCTTGAAGACAGAGAAGATAAATTAATGGATAAAGAAGAAAAATTAAGTGACGTAATGTACACTGATTTAGATGTTAGTGGTATCTTAAGAACTCCTGAGTTTCAAGAATGGTTTAGACTATGGAGCGCAAAAGATCCAAAAGCTGATGATTTACCTAATGCAGAATATTTTGAAAATATGATGTTTGATGTAAAACGACTAAGACCAGAAGCAATGAAAACAAAATATAATGTTGAAATGAAAGACGGTGGACTTATGAACCTAGGTGGTTTAGAAATGGACTTCAGGGCAGAAGGTGGTTTTGTTCCAATTGGAGCAAAAGAAAAAGCAGACGACGTACCTGCAAGATTAAGTAAAAATGAGTTTGTAATGACAGCTGACGCTGTCAGAGGTGCTGGCAAAGGTAGTATAAAAGCTGGTGCACAAAAAATGTATAACACAATGAAGGAATTAGAACGTAGGGTAGGATAATGGCAGTACCAGATTATTTACAGGATTTTGTAACAGATTTTGCACAACAAGCTAAGACTTCTTTTAGTGCACCGTTAGATCCAAAAACATTTATGGGTCCGCAGTTTGTAGCTGGACTAGATCCATTACAGACACAAGCTATAGGAATTGCACAACAGGGTGTTGGTAGCTTTGCACCATTTTTATCCTCTGCACAACAGGCAATAACACAAGCAGGTCAGGACGTAGCTGGTTTAGATCAATTCGCGGGCACTGGAGCAGGGACCGGGGCTGGATCAATTGCAGCCTTTCAATCACCATTTCAACAACAAGTTATCGATGAAACATTAAGACAGTTTGATTTAGAAAGAGGCACAGGTAGACAAGGGATCCAAGATGCAGCTGTTAGATTAGGTGGCTTTGGTGGTGGTAGAGAGGGGGCGATGTTAGGTCAGTTCGATGCCGATACGTTAGCAGGTAGAGCAGGTATTAGAGCTGGATTATTATCACAAGGATTTCAAGATGCAGCAGCTAGAAGACAACAAGCTTTTGCAAATCAACAATCACTAGCAGGTGCTAGAGCTGGTTTAGCTGGTCAACAGTTTGGTTTATCTAATTTCATGAGACAAGGAATGGGTCAAGATATCTCTGCATTAGGATCTCTTGGTGCATTAAGACAAGGATTAGATCAAGCAAGATTAACAGCAACACAACAGGCGGAACAAGCAAGCGCACTAGAACCATACGGAAGATTAGAGAGATTTGGCACAGCATTAACTGGATTATCAGGAGGTGTTGCAACTCCGGGTATGCCAACACAAACACCAAATCCTTTTGGTACAGCCTTATCTAATGCTCTTGGTATTGGTAACTTGTTTGCTAATATATATGGAGCGATAAAGCCAAACTAATGAAACCTTTAAACAGACCAATGTTCAGAATGGGTGGCCCTATTAAAGAGGGTATCATGGATGGTATTGAAGAACCGAGAATAGGTTTTCAAGATGGAACTCCTCCTGGTTTTTTTGGTCTTAAATTCGATACACCTATTTTAACTGGAGAAAGTTTTAAAAATTTATTTAAAAGTCCTGCACAGGTTAACCAGCAAAAATTATCTGATATGTTTACACCAGACTATAGCATGTCTGATTATGGAAAAGTTCCAAAATTAGTTAATCCAGAGGATCAGCTTCTAGTGTCTAAAACAAATGTAAAAATGCCAGACAAGAAAATGGAGATGGTAGATCAAAACGTTATAGCTGTAGACGATATAGATGAAACAGCTGGAGATCAAGACGCAGCTTTTAATATACCTAAACGATCTACGTTTGAAGAAAAAATGTCTGAAGGCATGTTAAAAAGAGGAACCCCTGATAATAAAACAATGACAATGAAAATTGAAGAAGGTGTTTTAAAAAAAGGACCTCAAGAAGCACAAGCAGATAGCGAATTATTACAGAAACTAGGCTACGATAGAGCCGTCAAAAGAGGCAATTACCAGCTCATAGAGGCTATTAGACGAGGATTAACAGAAGGTGGGGTCCAGGGTGCCCTAGATGCTGCATTTGCGGCAGGAGCTCAAGATCCTTACGGAGAGGCTAGTAAGATTAAACAAGCTGCTGCGTTAAAAGAATATGAACAAGAACAAGAACAGAAAAAATATGAAACTAGAAGAAAAGATAAACTAGAAGATCAAATAAAATTATTAAAAGAAAAAGAAAAAATTAGTCCTAAAGAGTTCTCTAAATCTGTAAGAACTAAAGATTATTTGTTTGCTATAAATACATTAGGTATGAGCAAAGAAGAGGCAATAGATTATGCTAACAAAACATCTACTGTTGCAGAAAATATATTTAAGGTGACAAGTAAATCACAAGGTGGTTTTGCATCACCAAATCAATTAGCTGATGCAATTAGAGCCTCAGGTGAAAAAGTAGACGCGGTATTTGATAATTCAAACGATGCAACTATTGCGGCTTACGAAGCAAAAGAAGGACAGTATGTTATTTTTGATCAAAGAATATTTGTTGGTTACAAAGATCCAAACAGTGGCGACATTTTATTGAAAACAGTAAGATAAGGAGGTAGTTATGGCTAAAATATTAGGCGTAGATGATAACCTCACAATACAAGAAACAGAAACAAGTTTAAGACCAGATGCAGAAGATTACTCTGACATTGGTACATTACAATCTATCTTTGCAGGTTTAGGCTCAGGACTGATACAGATACCAAAAGGCGTAATGTCTTTAGGTGCAAGTATATATGATCTTGTAAACGATACAAATAAAGCAGCAGAAATAGAAAAATATTTTGATGATCTAACAAAACTAGATGAAATGGCCGAAGCAACAACTGCAGGTAAGATCGCAGAGCTTTTAGTAAACGTTGGTGTTCCTGGTGGTGTAGGTTTTAAAGTTGGATCTAGTTTAGCTAACGCTGCGGTTAGAGCAAAGAAAGCTGGTAACTATTTTAAGATTACAGGAGAGGCTGGTAAAAAATTAAAAAAAGGTGCAGACGTTGCTGCTGAACTAAATAAAAAAGGTAAGGCTGCAAGGTTTTTTGCAGGCACAACAGCTGGCGGTATTGCAGAGGGTGTGTTTATTGGTGACGTAGAAAACGCAGGAACACTGGGAGAATCCCTTGGAGGACCGACAGAATTAGATAGAACAGAGGGTTTAGAGGGATCAGAAGCAGCATTAAGAGATATTGTAAACAGAGTAAAGTTTGGAACAGAAGGTGCTTTGTTTACTGGTGTGCTTGGTGGAACTGGTGCTATTATAAAAAATCTTGCAAAAAGAGGTAATGAACTACAATACAGTAATGATTTGTTAGATAAATTTTACGATAAGATTGGTGGTGCACTAAGAGCAAGAGGTAAAAAAACAGAAGAATTTTTTAAATTAGAAAGAGCAGAAAAAGGTTTAAGATCTGGAGATACTATTGTTGCTAAAAATATATCTAGAGATACAGATAAATTAATTGATTCTGTATTTCCTGCATGGCGAACTGTGGCTAATGCACAATCTGCAAAAAACAGAAATATATTTTTAGAAGAAGTGAATGATTTATTAACATCAGGTAAACCAACTATTGATAAACAAGGTAAGGTTACATTTGAATTTTTAGACCCTACAAAGAAAAAATTTAAAGTATCGGATACTATTAGAAAACATTTAGATGGTAAAAAAGCAACAGAAGTAGAAACAGAACTATTTGCCAACATCAACGCTATAAGAAACAGATGGCAAGATCTATTTTCTAAATTAGGTGGCAGACTTGAGGACAAAGAGTTGGCAGAGTTTAAAAAACTATTTGGTACAAAATTTAAAAACTATCTTGGTTCAACATACGAAGTATTTCAAAATAAATCTATTTTACCATTTTTATCTTACACACCGTCAAGAGAAGCAATTAAAGCAACAGAAGATTTGTTTATCGCAACAGGTAAACAACAAGGTAAAACAGTGACCAGAGAACAGGCACAAGGGTATGTTAAGTCAATATTAGATACAGCTAAACTTCCTAGTGGTTTTAAAATGGACAAACCAAACGATCCGTTTTTTAAAATACCTACGTTTTTTGTAGGAAAAACTGCAATGAAAGATGTTGCAGATTTTAACGGTACAATCAATATAGCTAACATAACAAAACAAGCAGACAGGGAAGTATTTGAAAATCTATTAGGTAAAAATAAAAACCCTATGCAAACTATTTTAGCAGGCACATCTAAGTTATCTGTAATATCAAGACGTAATGTATTTTTTGATAATATTATAAAAGAGTCGGATGCATTAAAAGCTGGTGGCAAACGAGGTATGATATACGATACTTACGATGAGGCTGTTGATGCACTTGGCACTGACATAAAACAAATTAGAATTGATCTAGGTAAAAAATTAGAAGCGGGTGTTGTTAACCCACTAAATGGTAAATACGCGTTAAAAGGTGTAGCAGATGCATTAGAAGAAACATCTACTGTAACAAAAGACCCCACTTTTCTTACGCAAGTTTATAATAATTTAGTATTGTACCCAAAGGCTACATCACAGATTGCAAAAACAATTTTATCTCCAGTAACACATTTACGTAATTTTGTAAGTGCTGGTGCATTTGCAGCAGCAAACGGTGTGGTTCCATTAAATCCATTTAAAGCAAAAGCGATTAAAAATGCATATCAATCTTTACAAACAGGTTTAATAGGCACAAGAAAACAAAATGAGTTATATGAAGAGCTGTTAGAACTCGGTGTTGTAAACTCAAATGTAAGACTTGGAGATCTATCAAGACTAATGGAAGATGTAAACTTTGGTTCTACCATGACAACCGACAAGGGTATGAGATTATTATTAAAACCTTTATCAAAATTAAAATCGGTATCACAAGATTTATACACAGCTGAGGATGACTTTTGGAAAATATATTCTTTTGCTGTTGAAAAAGATAGATTGGGTGCAGCTCTTGCTAGAAATTTAAAAGTAGGAGAAATATTTACAGATAGAAACGGCGTGCAAAGAGTATTTAGACCAAACAATAAAAACTTTGAAAGATATTTAAAAGAAGAGGCGGCAGATATTGTTAAAAATAATATACCAAACTATGATTATGTATCAGAGTTTATACAAGGTTTAAGAAAAGCACCGATTGGAAATTTTGTATCTTTTCCTGCAGAGATATTAAGAACTGGCACAAATATTGTTAGGAGAGCTTTGAGTGAAATTAACGGTACAATCACAAAAGCAGATGGCACAGTTATTAAACCTTTTCAAAGAATAGGGTATCAAAGATTGTTTGGTTTTGGTGCA